TAACTTCGAATGGGTTCACTGTTATGCAAATGCCCTCAACGACGAATATTATTATAGATACGGTAAACAGCACAAATCAGTGGTGGAAGTAATCAACCGATTACCAGAACCCAAAAACATGGAGAGACTAGGAATGACGGAGTTCCTACTAGCCATGCCTGACGAGCTCAAAATGGAAGGTAATCCGATTCAGTCTTATAGAGACTACTATCATTTAGACAAGGCAACATTTGCCAAGTGGTCATATCGAGATAAGCCTCACTGGTGGAACGAAGACTACGCAGATTATGAAAAGAGGATAACAGCAAAGTGAAAGTAACAATTTATAGTAAACCAAACTGCCCTTACTGTGTAATGGCAAAGAATTTAGCAGAAAGAGAAGGTGCGGAAGTGCGTTACCTATCTATGGGCGAAGATTATGATGCAAAGAATTTTATGGCAGAATTTCCTACGGCTAGGACTTTTCCACAGATTATTGTCAACGGCAAGAAAATCGGTGGATATGCAGAATTTGAGAAGATAATAAATGAAAGTAATTAAAAGTACTGATGGCAAGAAAAGACTATATAATGATACCGCTGACATAGAAAAGTCAGTAAAAACATCAGTTAAACTACGAAAAGGTATCAGAATATTAAAAAATAATAAAATAACCGAGTTATTAAGAGCATGGAAATAAAGAACAAATTTAAAGAAGAAGAAGCACTCCTCATACTACAAAACCACATCAGACAAACCTACGGGCAACACTATAGCATGAATAAAATTCAAGCTACTGAGTTTATATTTGATGCAGGTCATGGTGAAAGCTTCTGCTTAGGGAATATTATTAAATATGCTCAACGATATGGTAAAAAAGAAGGTAAGAATAAAGAAGATATATTAAAAATACTACATTATGCAATTATGTTGCTAGGGAGCGAAATTGATTAAGGCAAAATCACATGAAAATTTAACAGATGGAAACATCAGCAAGGTTTCAACTCTACTTGCACAAGAAAAACCTATCACAAAAAAGGAAGCTTGTGATATTCTGAATATTAGGTATAACACGACCAGACTTCAGAAAATAATTGATGACTGGAAAGATACACAGGAGTTCAAGGCAAGAAGAAAAGCCATGAATAAAGGAAAACCTGCAAGTAGAGACGAGATTAAAACTGTCGCACAAATGTATGTAGAAGGATATAATGTATCTTCTATTGCACTGTCTATCTACCGATCCCCCGCTTTTGTAAAAAATATTATTGAGAGAATTGGAATACCAATGAAACTCGCTGATACAGATTACGAAGCAAAAAGAAGAGCCATGCTACCAGAACCATGTGTAGCAGATACATTCGAACAGGGAGAGGTAGTATGGGCAATTAGAGTAAACTATCCAGCAAAGCTTATTAAGGAGATACAACCTGAAGAAGCAGAGACTAGAGGATATAAACTATACCTTTGTTATACCATAGAGTGCACAGATTTAAGTAACACATTCTTCCCACATCTAGAGTATGCGGGAAAATATACTGTCCAACCTGCATATGAGCTAGGAAGCTTAAAACATTTGGAGCAGTATGGAGTTAAGTTTATTTAATATTATAGTATCAATCTATATATCTACAGTAATAATGTTGATGTATAGGTTATGGTGGCCTACTTTTAATATTATGAGGAAGACACACCCTAATCACACAACGACTAGATGGTGGCCAATTATATTCTTCATACATTTAGTAGGATTTATGCTAGGTGCACCCTTCTTATGGGGTTGCATACTAGATGATAGATTACAGCAAAGATTTTGTGCTAAATATCTAAGCACATTATTAGAGGAAAGAAGATGAATTATTTATTTACAGCATTAATTAAAAAATTAGAAGGAGATGCAGAGGTTGCAAAAGCAAACCTACTGACCTATCAACGCAATTCTGTTGGTATCGGGGAACACCCTGATATTGTAGAAGCTATGGAGACTCAAGTGTCAAAGATAGCGGAAGCAGAAGATAAGATTAAGGCAATCAAGAAACATTTTTCATAGGATGTATAAAATAGTTCTTGACAAATCTTTCAAAATTTATTATAATATATTTATATTATGAGTGATAGATATTACCAACAAATGAAGGAAGCGACAGGGTGGGCACCCGGCATGCCTGAATTTTATAAACACAGGAGAAAACGAATGTCAACATGGACAGATGAAACAAAACAAGAAGCTATTGATATGTATGTAGAAGAAAATGCTACACCAGAGAATAGCATGGAAATAGTTGCAGACATTGCTGAGCAACTAGGACAAACACCTAATGGAGTCAGAATGATTCTTACTAAGGCTGGAGTCTATGTCAAGAAAACCCCTGCAGCCAAAGCTTCAGGTGGTTCAACAGGTGGAACAAGAGTATCAAAAGCTGATGCTCAAGATGCATTGTCATCTGCTATTAGTGACGCAGGTCATGACGTAGATAGTTCTATTGTTGAAAAACTAACTGGTAAAGCAGCACAATACTTCGCTGACATTATCAACAAAATAAACGAGTAATTGTTTTTACCCCGACATGTTCGGGGTATTTTTGTATCTAAAATATTGACCTTAAGTTAAAAAGAAGAAAATTTTCAACTATTAACTAAGGAGCGGTATGAAAAAGAAAGAGTTCATAGAAAAAATGGACAGAGCAGGGGATGCAGTAATTACTTACAGAAGTCAAAACAGTCGCAAACTAAAGTATAATGTTTGTACTATGGATTTTGATAACAAGTATATACAATCAAAAAGAACTAGGGCAAAAGAAGGTCTACATACTGTACTATGTTTTTGCTGGGACACAGATTCTTATAGAATCCTTGTACCAGAGAACGTAACAAGTATAGTACCATTAAATAAGGTGATTAGAAATGAACCTATATGAAGCCCCATCTAAATATGAAAAGGTTATCTCTATCAATGGGGATAACTCAGAGCAAGTAAGATTGGTGATAAATTCTTTTCGAGGAAAGGAGTATCTACATCTTCGTAAATACTATCAAGACTTTGACGAAGAATGGAAGCCTAGTAAGGACGGCATAGCCATGGCTATAGATTTTGATAACACTAGAGGATTATTCGAGGGATTAGTCGAAATCATATCGCTTGCAGAATCTAGAGAAATCTTAGAAGAACATTTTTCTGACCTTATAAACCATTCATACCAACCAAAAAATACTTCTTGACAAATACTTAAAATCTCTGTATAATATATATTATGATTTACAAAGGAAGTATGAACTATGACCAGCATGGTCGCAAACGCAAGAATAGGTTAAAACCTAAGAGGAAGTCGTCTAATGGGTCAGGACAGTGGGTTAGCCTACAGGTGCAGGATCATTCCCTGCCTTCCTCACCCAAGATACCCAGTGCAGAACCTACATCATATAGGCCTGCAAAAGATACTTCGTACAAGAAGGAAATAAGCAAACAATATACTGTTGCAGTTGCGTATAACAAAGGTGCTTACCAAGTTATACCTAAAAGTGACATTAAACACATAGGCAAGTAGAATGATATCAGATTTAGTAAGAAAAGCATCCGAGGAGTACTATAAAGGTTCTCCCATCATGTCTGATGAGATGTATGACCACCTTCTAGGTTTAACAAATATAGAAGATATAGGTTATTCTGACAACTCAGAAAAAAGATTCCCCCATTTATATCCAATGTTCTCCCTACAGAAAGTTTGGGAAGGAGAGGATAAACCTGCGTGGAAAAAAGCTTTTGTGAGTCCTAAATTTGATGGAGCTGCTGTAAGTATACTAATTGCTGATGGTACGATACAAAAAATCTTAACTAGAGGGGATGGAAAACAGGGGTTAGATATTACTAGATTATTGTCTACAAAACTACCCCAAGAATTCCCTACTAAAGATATGTATCAAATCACAGGCGAAGTAGTAGCTCCCAAAACTATTGCTAATGCAAGAAACTATGCTGCTGGAGCATTGAATTTAAAAAGTGTTGATGAGTTCAAAACTCGTGATGTTAGATTCATTGCGTATGGAATTGATATGAGTCCTACAGATACTTATGAAACAGACTTAGACTTTATTCACTCTCTAGGATTTGATACTGTGAGAACATTATCAAACTCAGAAGACTACCCACAAGATGGATTAGTTATAAGAATAAATAATAATAAAGAGTTTTATGACTTAGGATTCACAAGTCACCACCCAAGAGGAGCCTATGCTCTTAAAAAGAGAGAAGAAGGCGTTGTCACAACATTGTTAGATGTAGAATGGCAAGTAGGCAAATCAGGTGCAGTGTCTCCAGTGGCTATCTTAGAGCCTGTCATGGTAGAAGATGCTTTAGTAAGTAGAGCAAGTTTACATAACAAAGGAATAATAGAAGCCCTCGACCTAGACCTCGGCTGTCAAGTTGAAGTCATTAGAGCAGGCAAGATTATTCCACAGATAATAAGGAAAGTGCAATGATACTAGTAGAAGGAAGCCAGATACACGAATTCAAAAGCGACACTAGACGAGCAGAAGTATATACCCATAAGAAGGGATATGTTGTTAGAATGTTCGAGAATAAAGTATGGATTGAAGATAGAGTAATACAAGACAAGTCTGAAAGCTTTGTCGAAGACTGTGCAGAAAATTTTATTTTAGAAATATTTTAATGGCTGGAGGAGTCTATAATCAAACCTATTTCGACAACCGCCCTCTTGAAAAAGAAAGAGACGGCGTCTTGTACGGAGTTGTTCTAGTAAACACTTTTACATGGGAACGAGAATGTATCAAAGTGGGAATTGCTAGCGGTAAGGATTGGAGACATGTAATCAAGCGAAGTCGAGGATTTAAGAATTACGATTTAAGAATTCAACGAACTTATCACGATACTATATATAACTGCTGGAAGATTGAACAGGAACTTCATGCTAAGTATAAGCATGACAGCTATGCTCCGAAAATTAAGTTTGGAGGACATACAGAGTGTTTCAAAATTTCTTCCTTAATTCTGCAGGACTTCCCGAAAAATAATTCTTGACAAATGGTCGAAATCTTAGTATAATATATGTATATTTTGAGAAAAGAGATGATAGCAATACCAACAGAATGTCCAAGTTGTAATACAAGCCTAAAACTTGTCAAGGATATCCTGTATTGTTACAACGAAGCTTGTCCTGCGAAGTGGGACAAGAAGGTGGAAGGCTTTGCCAAACACCTTAAAATAAAAGGACTTGGGCCTTCGACCATTCAGAAACTACAGATTCAAGATTTTCACGACCTCTACTCCTTATCGAGTGACGAGATAGCTGACTGTCTTAATTCTGAGAAAATGGGTGATAAGCTTTACTTAGAGATTCAAAAATCCACTGAGTCTAGCTTGGAGGAACTTTTGCCAGCATTTGGTATTCCACTTGTTGGTAAATCGTTGGCCTCTAAACTGTGTGGAGTCGTGGGACATATTTCAGATATTAACTGGGATAAGTGTCACCAAGCAGGTCTGGGCCCCAAGGCCACTCAGAATCTAATAAACTGGATTCAGGACGAGTTTTATCCGAATGAATACGACAAACTACCTTTCTCTTTCAAGATGAAACAAAAAAGTGTAAAAGAAGAGAGTAAAGGAGTCGTCTGTATCACAGGAAAACTTAAAAGTTATCCAACTAAATCAGCTGCTACAGCAGTGCTAGAGCAAGCTGGTTATACAGTAAAAAGTAGTTTAACAAACGCCGTTACCCTACTAATTAACGAAAGTGGTATTGAGAGTGCTAAAACTATCAATGCCGAATCAAAAGGCGTAAGAGTAATAACAAATATAAAGCATTTATTAAAGGAGACTTAAAATGGCATTACCAAAGTGGACAGACGAGAGAACCGATCAACTGGTTAACTTTGTCGGTGAAAGCCCTATTTCTCAGGCTCAAGTTGCAGAAGCAGCTGAGGACTTAGAGACATCAACAAGAAGTGTATCTTCAAAGTTGAGAAAAATGGGATATGAAGTTGAATTAGCATCTGCATCAGCAAGCAAAGCGTTTTCTGATGAGCAAGAAGCAACTCTACAAAATTTTGTAGAAAACAACAGCGGAACATATACATACGCTGAAATTGCAGAGAATTTCGAAGGTGGACACTTCTCAGCAAAATCAATCCAAGGTAAAATCTTATCTATGGAATTAACTGGTCATGTAAAACCAGCAGAGAAAGTTGTAACACCTAGAACTTACTCTGAAAGCGAAGAAACAACATTTATCGAAATGGTAAACGGTGGTTCATTCGTAGAAGAAATTGCAGAAGCTTTAGATAGAAGTGTAAACTCTATCAGAGGTAAAGCTCTTTCTTTACTTAGAAGTGGAGACATTAACTCTATTCCTAAGCAAAAAGTTACTAAAGGTTCTAACAAACAAGACCCTTTTGTTGACTTAGAAATTGCGTCTTTAACTGTAGACGAAATAGCAGAAGAAATCGGAAAAACTGTAAGAGGCGTGAAAACAATGCTTACTAGAAGAGGTCTAGCATGTGCAGACTACGATGGTTCAGCTAAAAAAGAAAAATCAGTTAGCTAATTAAACTAGATTAAGAGAGGGCGTTCATTCGCCCTTTCTTTTCGTTCATTTTTGGGAGAAATATGACACTAGCCTCGGCTTTACTACATCAGATACTATCTAATTCCGAAATAGCAGTTTGGACAGAACTGAAGGAACTTTATTTGCCTTCAGAATATAAGTCGCTATGGAAAATAATCAACGCACATGTCGATAGATATGGAGATTTACCTTCCTTTGAAGATTTAAAATTTGAGATTAGGGATTCCAAACTACAGGAAATGGTCTATGCGATAGAGTCAGTAGAAACCGAAATTGATGCAATGACATTGCTAGATTATCAAAAGAATGAGTTCACACAGAACGAAATTCTAACCCAAATAGATTCGTTTGTAGATGAAACAATTGCTTTTTCTACAGCGGAGGAGAACTTAGATTCACTACAAGAAATCGTG